TAAAGGTAAAAAGATTGCTAAAGATCTTTTTGAAAAATGTCAACAGTATTATGATAATACAGCTCATAAAGACATTATAGATGTAGTTTATGATGCATGTACTGTAGATGAAATGTGTGCCACAGTACATTACCAAATGCAAAAACACTCTAAAATGATTGTTGATGCAGATGGTAATCAGAAGACTGAGTACACTAATATGTTGGTAGCAATAGATCATTCAGCTTTATTTAAGAATGGTAAGGGACAAAAAGATAAATTTGAAATGTTAGGAGCTCTAGGTGAAGCACTCACCATGTTAAAGAAGAAGTATCCAGTAGCTTTTGTAGTCCTCAGCCAGTTGAATAGAAACATAGATGATCCTAAGAGAGCTGTAGATGCTGATTATGGTAATTATGTACTAGATTCAGATATCTATGGTTCCGATGCATTGTTACAACATGCTGATGTTGTCTTGGGTATTAATAAACCTTCTCTAAGAAAAATAAGACAGTATGGGCCTGACAGATATATTATAAATGATGAAGACATCTTGGTCTTTCACTTTTTAAAGTCTAGGAATGGCACCACAAGGATAAGTTTCTTTAAACTTGATAGAGAGGTGATGAGGATAATAGAGATACCTACTCCAGCATGTGCAACTAAAAAAGTATCAACACAGTAAATTTTAATTATGAATATAAGAAAAGAAAAAGAGAAAGAGTTCTTTGTTAAGCACATGGACACTTTTAAGAAACTAGGGTTAGCTGACCCGTTTTTTATTATTAAAACTGCATTTTTCCAGAAAGGTAAGTATGGAAGACAAGTACAATTATTTGAGTCTGAAATCAGTAAAGGTGAGGACATCTACATGGAGTTCTATGACAATGTAAATGATGACAAGGGTAATCTTGTTGATGTTGTTCCCTTCAGTGAGGATAGACAGCTTTTTAAATACAAAGCTAATCCATTCTATGCTGAGGAGTATGACATCAAAGAGGGTAGTAACTTTAAAGGTGAGCCTTATATATTGTATACTGTTCCTTTGTCAGAGTTAGTAGCTGTACTAGATGATGGTACAGAGATTACCTATGCTCTGTATGAGAAGAGAAAAGAGGATGCTAAGAAAGAGGAATCATTACCTAAACTTCAAAAGAGTTTATCATTGTTTCCTGACTTTGAAGAGGAATTTCCTAGGACAGACCGTGAACCATCACTTGATGAGATTTACAATGCAGAAATTGCAGATGCTCCATTGTCTGAAATAACAATTAGAGATCTTGCAGCCATCATGTTAATGAAGCCTGTAAGTGCACGTCCTTGGTTAAATGACATCATTAACAAAACAAAAAGTGAGATATGAGTATAGTACTTCCTACAAGTAAAGTAAAGGCTGAAAGACAGAATCCAAAGAGAATGATTATTTATTCTAAGCCTAAGACTGGTAAAACAACTGCTTATGCCGGTCTTGAAAATAATTTAATCCTAGATTTGGAGAATGGTTCTGATTATGTTGAGGCACTTAAAGTGAAGATCAATAATTTACAAGAGTTATTAGATGCTGGTAAAGCTATCAAGGCTGCTGGTAATCCATATAAGATTGTTACTATTGATACTGTAACTGCATTAGAAGAAATGATACAACCACTTGCTGTTAAGCTTTATCGCGGAACCAGCATGGGTAAAAACTATGATGGAGACAATGTAACTTCACTACCAAATGGTGCTGGTTATTTATATATCCGTCAAGCATTCTTCCAAGTATTAGATTTTATTGATACCTTAGCTCCCCATATTATTTTATCTGGTCACATTAAGGACAAGGTAGTTGATGATAAGGGAGAGATGGTTATGTCTGCAAACATTGATTTGACAGGTAAAATAAAGTCTCTTATTTGTGCTAATGCAGATGCTATTGGTTACATGTATAGAAAAGGTAACAAAACTATTTTGAGTTTTAAAACTAATGAGGAGGTTACTTGTGGTGCAAGACCTGAGCATCTCCGTAATGAAGAAATAGTAGTTACTGAGATGAATGAAAAGGGTGAACTAGAGTTTCACTGGGATAAAATTTATGTATAATAACAAATAAAATAGAAACAAAATGGGATTAAGTACAACTGACTTAGGAACAGGTGGCAATGGACTACCTAAAACAATTTCTCCAGGGAATCATGTGTTAAAGATCAACATGATAGATTTGGAAGACTTCAAATTTATTGATGGTGCAAAGCATTTGATTTTGCATGTTGAAACAGAACCAATTGCCGGCTTTGAGGGTTTTGCTCTGGACAAAGATAATCCTGAGAAGGGTCATTATGATGGTCAAATTGGTAGAATTAAAGCTAGCCAATATGCATTTGCAGATGGTGAAACTAAGACTGGTATTAAGATTCAAAGAGATAGATCTATTCTAATTTTCTTACAGAGTCTTTGTAAAACTTTTGGTATAAATGAGTGGTTTACTGAACAGGACGGTAAGCATGATACTATTGAAGACTTTGTAGATGCATTTAATGCAAGTGCACCTATCAAAGATAAGTATCTTGAGTTCTGTGTTGCCGGTAGAGAGTATGAAGGTAAAACCGGTTATACTAACTATGACATGTGGTTGCCAAAATCAGAGAATAGAAAATATTCATTTGGTGAGATAGAGGAAGGAAAAGTTATTACTTTTGATGAATCTAAACATTTGAAAAAATTAGAGACAAAAGAAGTAAAAAGCTTTGGAGATGATGAGTTCACAACTCCACCTAAAACATCTTCTGACTTCAGCCTAGACTAATAGTTATAGGGGGAGTTAGAAATGGCTTCCCCTTAATTTTTAAACTAGGTAGTATGATTTCAACAAAAAATTTAATTACTGAAATTGAGCAGGTTCCAAAAGAGTGGATCTTTGAGTATTATCTGAATCTAAAAGAAAAACTAACAGGTCAGGATGTAAAGATGCTATCTGCATTTAATTCAAAGGACAAGGTTCCCTCCATGTTTGTATATTTTGATGTTAACTATTCATCATATAAGTTCAAGGACTTTTCATCTGGTTATCAGGGAGATGGTATTGAGATGGTAAAGTATCTCTTTAACATGCCGTCAGCTGGTCATGCAATAAACAAAATAATTCTAGACTATCAACAGTTTCTTACAAACAATGATATGTATGTTGCAGAGCCTACTATGTTCCATGATAAGTATAAGGTTGTGGATTATGAAATGAGGCACTGGAATAACTTTGATCAAAATTATTGGATGCGGTTTAAGATTGGATCCTCCATGCTTGATAGATATAATGTAGTTCCATTGTCTTTCTTTACTATGAGTAAGAGTGAAGCTGATGGTAGTATCACATCTCATACATTTAGGAAGTCCCATACATATGGTTACTTTAGGAATGATGGTAGTTTGTACAAGATATATATGCCAAAGAGTACTCAGAAAAAGTTTATCAAGGTTGAGAATTATATTCAGGGTACAGATCAGTTACTATATAACTGTAAGTATCTGGTTATTACTTCATCACTCAAGGATCTAATGGCTTTTAATAAGCTAGGTATTAGTAATATTGAAGCAATTGCTCCGGACAGTGAGAATACTATGATTGGAGAAAAGGTTATTGGAGAACTAAAGCTTAAGTATAACAAAATTGTTGTCTTGTTTGACAATGATGAGCCCGGTATTAAAGCTGCTGAGAGATACAAAGACAAGTATGGATTTAGCTATATACTGCTGCCAATGGAAAAAGATCTATCAGATTCAGTAAAAGAACATGGTATAGATAAAGTTAGAGAAGTGTTATTTCCATTATTAAAACAAGCATTATGACTAATTTAAAATATGATTATGTATTTCAACATAAAAAAACTAAAGCTAAATTAAAATTTGAAAGTAGATCCATTGAAGAAGCTACACAATTATTAGCAAATATGGTTAATAGTGTTGCTGATTGGGATATGAAACGGTATAAACACAAATAGTATGAGTTGGATTTATTCTGGAAAAGAGTTTGAAGAAGGTGATATACCTCAAGGAGGTGTAGGATTTATTTATATTATGACTGCTATCATTGATGGTAAGTCTGTTGCATATATAGGTAAAAAGAACTTTTTTGCAAATATTAAAAGACCTCTGGGTAAAAAAGCTCTAGCAATGTCTACGGACAAGAGACTTAAGAAGTACAAGAGGGAGCTGAAACCAGATTTTATGAACTATTACAGTAGTAATAAGATTCTAAAGGAAGCTCACAAAGCAGGAGTAACAATAAAAAGAGAAATTCTTGTGATTTGTTCTACTCAGATGGAGCTGACATATCAAGAAGTAAAGCACCAGTTTCTATATGAGGTGCTTGAGAAAGATGAATTCCTAAATGGAAATATTTTAGGAAGATTTTATAAAACAAAGTAATTATGACAGAAGTAGAATTAACAAGCCTCTTATTTAAGTTGGCTGATCTTGGTGTTACAGGTGTTAAAGTAAGATATGATGGTGGAGGAGACTCCGGTTCTATTGAATGGATTGGTTATACAACAGAAAAGTGTGAAACTCCAGAAGATGTAAATGACAATGTAAATGATTGGGAAACTGACTCTGCTTTAACAAATTTAGATGGAGATCTTTATTACCAAATTGAATCATTTGCTGATGAAAAACTTCTTAATGATATAGAAGACTGGTGGAATAATGAAGGTGGTTATGGTAGTTTATGTATATGTATTCCTTCAGGAAAGTATATTATTAATAACCACATAAGAGTTACTGAGACTGAAGATTATTTTCATGATGGAGATTTATTTGGTAAAACAGAAGAAGAATGAAAGAAAGGGAAAAAGCAGATGAATTGTATAATTATGCAGTAAAGTTACATGGTGATGAAAAAGCTAAAGAAGAAGCATTAAAATCTGCAGCAGCAACCCATGCATTGGCACCATTTAGAGATGGTCTAATGAAAAACAGAACTTACTGGGAAAGAGTTATTGAATATTTAAAAAAGAAGTGATGGAAGATTTTGAAAGATGGTTAATTGATGAAGTTGGAACTCAGACATTGACAGATGAATTAAAAGATGAGATACTTGAAAAAGTAAAATTTGCACTTGAAGATGCACATGGTGAAGGATATCATGATGCTAAAGAAAGTATATTGAATCATATAGATAACATGTAATGGCACATCCTTTAGAGCATTGTAAAACATCTGTAAAAAAATGGAAAGGTCAACTCTCTGATTATCAGGCTATTCATGAATGGCTTGATGAAACAAAAAGTTGG